ACTGGGTCGGTTGGCTTCTGGTCGTCTTCCATTGGAACGAGCTTTTCAGCGTTCTTTATTCCTAAAACTTCTAACATCTGCCGGTGTAAGAACGGCATGTCATAAAGCTGAGGTGCAGACTGCGCCATTTGCAAAACTGCTTGGTACTGAACGACTTTTTGCGCCATTGTGGCCGCATTTGGGTCAGAAACAGGGATAACTTCAACCTGATCGTAGTCAGCGCCACGGTCCATAGCCTCGCCTGTGCTTGGCTCGTATGTGTACTCATCGTCGGCATAGTCACGAATGACGCCTTTCAGCAGTTTAAGTTCCTGCTTCATTGAGTAATGGATGCGTGCCTGTACCGCAGACATGATCTTGAGCGTGCGCTCAAGGATTGCCAGAGTAGTACCAACAGGAGCCTGACCAGACATGTCAGAGATCTTCATGTCAGCCGCAGAAGCAAAGCGACGGCCTTCTTCTACGATCTTGTCGAGCAACTGAGACAGGACCATTGACGGCTCTTTATATGGGAGCGTCATGATGTTGTCTTTGATTGTGCCCGAAGCTACGTCTACATCACGAAACTCCGCTGGGGAGATCGGGGTGTCATCTCCTTTAACTCGTAATCCTTTGGTTTTGAATCCTCCGGGGAGGTTGGAGAGGGTTCCCGCATCAACAAGTTGTCTAATGATTGCGGTGCCGGACTTAGCGAAAGCACCAACAAGATGAATAAGACCGAAAGCATAGAAGCCAAAACCGGGTACATAACTATAATGAACAAAATGGTTCCGCTTCTGCTTGCTCTCATCCTCTTGATTCCAGTTACGACGGATCGCGAGAATAGTCTCCGAATGCTTCTCAATAGTAACCACGTACGGTAACGCAATACCTGTAGCCTTGCCGTCTTCATCCTCGTCCTCGTAACCGGGAAGATCCAAGTCAACGTGCATTTCGAGAATCTTATGGCGGTCATCAGATGTCGCACTGAAGCCCATCTTCTCTGCAATCGACTTCTCTATATCATCTAATGTATCGCCCGGTTCATCCAGCTCTATGTCACGATAAAAGCCAGCGCTCTGTAACTTTTTGATTTCATTAGCAGTTTTGCGCATAACGTGAGTTACACGCTCGGCTGTCTCGATATTAGACGCGCCGTATGGCACCACAACGTCTTCCGCTGGCACGTAAGTCGAAGTCTGACGATTCAGGCTAGGGTCGAAGTACACCTTCTTGAAGGCATTACCAGAGAGGCCAAGACCCCAGAGCATGCGCTCATGCTCGGGGCGATACTCTACCATCTTCTCTGTGAGCTGGTAGTTCATGTCATCCTTTACACGCTTGGCGACTTCCAGTTTTTCAGGAGTTTCTTTCCCGATTACCTTGGTCTTTACCGGCCCCTGCGCCGGGAATGTCTCCATCATCGTTTCAGACTGAAACTTAACAAGAGCTTCAGACAGGAGGGGGTGGTAGACACCACAAGCACCGGGCCAAGGCTCTGAGCGATCCTCAACCTTCATGCCCAACAACTCAAGGCCGTCTACATAAGTCTGCATCCAGTCGCGACGCGAACCAGTATCTTCTTCAAAGTCAGATAGTAGCTCCTCACTAAGAGCTGCAAGGGACTCTTCTTCCATCTCTTCTGCGAGATTGGCCCCGAACTCTTCGTCGTCCTGCATATTATCCGGGTCGAGAACAATCTCCATGTCCCCAACTCGGACGGTAACTTCTTCCGGATCTTCGATCTCGATCTCAATATCTGGCTCCATATTGGCCGCTTGGGCCATCATTTCATCAATCCCCATAGGGGCTTGGTTTACGGCTTTCTCAATTGCCATTGCTCAGTCCTCAGTAGTATCCAGCGTGCGGTCGTCTAAATGTTGGTGGGTCGTCTTCCTCGTCCAGCAATGTCCGTATGTATCCGCCACGGCGGAACCGCGCTAGAGCTAACGAAGTAGAGTCAACGTAGTCATCGTGCTCTCCCGAAGGAAAACTTGCAACTTCTTCAATGACTTCCTCGGCCCAATGGGTGTTGGGTGCCCACACTCTGCCACTGGCAAAAATGTCTGCGACCGCATTTAACCGGGTAATTTTGTCGTTCCCTTTCACTGGCGTGAACTCTTGGACCGGGATACCCATAGCCCGCATCTCGTATATCAGTGGCGCACCTGATGCTTTCTTCTCGATAATGACCCCGTCTGGCTCCCAGTCGCGGTAATACTCGATTGCCACCTGTTTCAACCTCGGAAACTCCATCCGCTCCCTGAAGGCATCTAATAATATGATATTAGCCTGTGGTACGCCGGTATCGTCGTCCTTGTAGAACACACCCCACGTAGTTAACGCCGAATAGTCAGCACGTTGTGACTTCTCGAACGCCGTATCCCACGACATAAGGACAAAATCACAGTGTGGAGGGCTGTCTCCTTCCCAAATCTGCCACCATTCGCGTTTGATGATGGCCGTAGCGTCCGATGTCGGGTTCTGTTGGTACTGAGCCATCCATTTTGAGTGTGGAAGTTCCTCTTGGAGGGCTTTTAGCTCTTCTTCTGCCCAAAATTCAGGCCAAAGTGGCTTGTTTGACGGCAAAATCGCCGGAAATTCAATGACTTCCCACTCTGTACCGCCTCTTTCGGCCTCTGCCTTGAGCACACGAGCAGTAATGTCCTTCTTGGACCACCGAGTCATGACGATCACGATGGCTCCACCCGGTTGTAGACGCTGACGAGGGCCAGATGTGTACCACTCGTAGGTCTTATCGTAGATTTCCGGGTTTATTTCGGCCAGTGCAGCCTCCTGTTCCGAGTGAGGATCGTCAATAATCAACAAATCCGCACCCTTACCAGTCACCGCACCGCCCACACCGATGGCGAAGTAGTCACCACCTTTGTTTGTAGCCCATCGTCCAGCCGCTTTGGAGTCTTGCTGCAGCCCTACGCCGGGAAATATTTTGGCGTAGACTTCCTGATCGACCAAGTTCCGCACCTTACGACCGAACCCGACCGCGAGTTCTGCTGTGTGGGAGGTCTGAATGATCTTCTTATGGGGAAATTTCCCCAAGAACCACGCAGGTAGAAGATAGGAAGCGAACTCTGACTTTGTATGTCGAGGCGGCATATTGATGATGAGCCTTTTACACTCACCCTTAGCCACCCGTTCAAATGCTTCTGCCATTTTTGCATGGTGACGCCCTGCAATGAACGTCGGCCAAGCCTCGTTGACGAACGCAAGAAACTTCTCTTGCGCCAGTTTTCTGGTTTTCAGGGACTGCAAGTGCTCCAGCTCAGCCAAGAGCTTCTCTTGCTCCCCCGGAGTTAAGGCCGGAAGGATGCTCGGTATATCCTTCAAGGATATATTTTCTAGGATGTCACTCGCTCTCGCCGCCATTCTCTAGATCCGCTGCAATACCTGTTAACTCAGGCTCTGTGAAGACCCCAAGCTCCTCATCCAAATCTACGCCCAGTGGCGTCACATCAATCACATCTGCGTTCAACAGGCGTTTGACACGCTCCTTGATCGCATTTTCCAGATCCTCTGGGTTCTTATAGTTGATGGTGACTTCGCTTCGTTCTGTAAACAGCCCAATGTCACTATGCTTACCAAGGAGTTCCAGCGCCTTTAGCTCGTATCTGGTATCCCCGCAGTTAGCAATCTCCATCAACTTGTTAGTAATAGCAGACCGCGCTTCGCCAACATCTAGTGCAAGAGAGCTTCCATACGTTCTTAGGAAGGCTGCGGCAGCAAATGCTGTGGTCTGGTTTGTCAGGTTCTTTGTGCTTTTGTCTTTTACGACAGCTTCAAGCAGCTTCTTCTCGCGCTCAGCATCTGCCTCAGATATTTCGAGAGGAGCACCAAGTTCAGCTTTTAGTTCAGCCGTGTTACCGGCAACCGCCAGTTCTTCTAACAGGGTAGGGACAGTGTCGTCCGAAGTGTCATACGGAACGGGCTTGTCTTTTGTAGGTTCGATCTTTGTCGTTGGCATTGTCTGTACGGCGGTTTGTGGCCTCAGTTGCGGTGATCCTAACAGAGTATTTGTAAGAAACAAAATATATCAAGGAAACGGGACTCTAACTTTTTAGGTAGGGGGGTACTTCTATATATGGAGTGCGTGCCAACCGGGCGCAGAATACAAGGGGGTGGGGGTGTCGCGTTAACCGGTTAACGCAATTAATTTGGACACTGTCTAAAGAAGGGGCAAGGCTTTGTCAAAATTGCTCATCTAATGTGCAAATTAATATTACTACGTAGCACACATGTAACTAATGCTGACAGCGGGGGGTGGGGGAGGGGTCACTTATCTCTAACCAAAACCTGACGGGTGTACCACAATATACCATAATGGAGTTGTTCCATTGGGGAACAAACTAATGAGGTAATCACGACCGCTTATG